GACAAAACCCAGAATATAGGATTCATTCATTCTCAAATGTTAGAGAAAATGTAGGTTCTATTATAATCTTACAAAGAGTAGAAGCAGACAATTTAAATTTAGATAAATAAGTTATATGAAAGAAGAAACAGCAAGAGAACATTGCGAACGTATGTATCCTGAAATGATGGAAGAGTTTAAAAGAATTCAAGCCGAAATGTATGAAACATTTTGTAAGAAGCAAAGAAATTACGGACCAGGCAATATTTCCGTAGGAACTACATTACAAAGTAAAGAGGATGTAAAATTATCACTTACAGGTCTTTGGTTTAGAATCAATGATAAGGTTCAAAGATTGAAGCAATTGGTAGTATTAGGACAGCCAGATGAGGTGGGAGAATCGGTGCAAGATACATATGAAGATTTATCAGTATATGGTATAATTGCCCAATTAGTACAAAGAGGAAAATGGGCAAAATAAATTTGGAAAATACCAAAAAATATTGTATATTTGTAGAACAAAAACATAAAAAGGTTATATTTAGATATAGGTAATATCGATAAAACCTTAAACATTAAACAACAATTATTAACTTTAAAACGTAAGAAAAATGGACATTAAACTTGCCCTATCGAGATTCAACTCGTTACAAAACACTTCCAAAAAATCAGATTCACTTTGGAAACCAACACCGGGAAAACATCAAATCAGATTAGTTCCCTACAAATTCAATAAAGATATTCCTTTCATTGAATTATTTTTTCACTACAATATTAACAACAAAACTTATTTGAGTCCTGCATCATTTGGCAGACCTGACCCAATTGTTGAGTTCGCAGAAAAACTTAAACGTACAGGCGATACCGATGATTGGAAAGCAGGTAAGAAGATGGAGCCAAAATTGAGAACTTTCGCACCTGTTATCGTAAGAGGTAAAGAAAATGAAGGTGTTAAATTTTGGGGATTTGGTAAGACTGTTTATCAGGACATTTTGGGATATATCGCTGACCCGGATTACGGAGATATCACCGACCCAATGAATGGTAGAGATATTGTTGTAGAAATCCAATCAGCTGAAGAATCAAATGCAGCTTATCCAACAACAACAATCCGTGTTAAACCATCTCAATCTAAGGTAGCTGATACACCTGAAGGAATTCAAAGTGTGTTGGAAAACCAAAAAGATATTACTGAATTATATTCGGAGTTATCTTATTCAGAATTAAAAGGTGTATTAGAGAATTGGTTGAATCCAGGTTCAGCACCCGCTTCCGATGAAGTTGTTGAAGAGTTGGAAGCTCCTAAGCAAGCACCAAAACAACCATCGGTGGATTTAGGTGGAACATCCGATATTAGTGGTGACTTACCTTGGGAAAAGGAAGAAACTACAAAACCAACACAAAAGGATGATGTAGCATCAGCATTTGATGATTTATTTAACAATTAATAATAGGTTACAACTATGGCCAAAGTACAAGAGGATTTAGCAAGTATTCTTGCGGAATCATTAAACAAACAAAATAAGGATGGTAAGATTGCATACTTCCTAAACGATGGTGGGGGCGATGCTCCAACCAACGTAAAAGATTGGGTATCTACGGGTAACGCTCTTTTGGATGTAGCAGTTTCCAATAGACCTTATGGTGGTTTGCCTGTTGGCCGTATAGCAGAGATTACGGGTTTAGAGCAGAGTGGAAAATCTCTGCTCTCCGCCCATCTCTTAGCTGAAACACAAAAGAAAGGTGGAGTAGCCGTATTGATTGATACCGAAACTGCCGTTAATAGGGAGTTTTTGGAAGCAATTGGTGTTGATATTTCAAAATTACTATACGTTTCAGTAGATACGGTTGAAGGTATTTTTGAAGCTTGTGAAACTATCATTGAGAAAGTTAGAACAGGCGATAAGAACCGATTAGTAACTATCGTAGTTGACTCAGTTGCAGCAGCATCTACAAAGAAAGAGTTAGAAGCTGATTACGATAAAGATGGTTACGCTACGGACAAGGCAATTATCATTTCCAAAGCAATGCGTAAAATCACCAATATGATTGGTAGACAAAGTATTTGTTTAGTATTTACTAATCAACTTCGTCAAAAGATGAACGCAATGGCATTTAGTGACCCTTGGACAACATCAGGCGGTAAAGCATTAGCATTCCATGCTTCTGTTCGTTTCCGTTTGAAATCTATGGGGCAACTTAAAGTTGGTGATAAGATTGTTGGTATCAAAGTGAGAGCACAGGTTATCAAAAATCGTTTAGGACCACCATTGAGACACGCGGATTTCAATATCTTCTTTGATAGAGGTATTGATAATTTCGGAAGTTGGTTGGGGGTTATGAAAGATAATAAGTTAGTAAAGCAAGCAGGTGCTTGGTATGAATATATCGACACTGATACTGGCGAAGTTATCAAATTCCAATCAAAGGATTTCGCAGATATTCTTAAAAACGAAGAACTAAAAGACCAAATTTATCGTAGGATATGTGAGGTTTGTATTTTACAATATAAAAATTCCGCTTCAGAGGAAGTTGATGAAACAACGGATGTAGCTAATGAGTCAGATTAATAAGAAGTATTTAGATATACTAAAACAAATAGATGAAGAACATAAAAGTTTTGGAGATTTACAAAAGAATTCTAAAACCCTAATTATTGATGGTCTTAATACCTTCATTCGTTCTTGGTCAACCGCACCAAATCTAAACGATAATGGTGACCATATTGGAGGCATAGTCGGTACTTTAAAAAGTATCGGCTACGCTATCCGTACTTTAAACCCAACCCGTTGTATCATCGTATTCGATGGTAAGGGTGGTTCAGACAGCAGAAAGAAAATTTATGGAGGTTATAAAGCCGATAGAGCTAAAAACAAAATCCGCCTAAATCGTGCTATCACTGTGGATATGAATCCCGAAGATGAGCAAATCTCTATGAGAAGGCAGATGGTTGGTTTAGCCGAACTATTAACAGCCCTACCAGTAACCTTAATGGTTTACGATGGTATTGAGGCTGATGATGTTATTGGATATGTAGCAACTCAACTTCGACAAGATGGTGAGAAGGTTATTATTATGAGTTCTGATAAAGATTTTTTACAATTAGTAAACAAAGATGTTTCGGTGTATTCGCCAACAAAAAAGAAAGTTTACAATATTGATGAGGTAGTAGAAGAGTACGGATTTCATCCACATAATTTTATCAATTTCAGAATGATTGATGGTGATAAATCCGATAATATCGAAGGTATTACAGGTTTGGGTGCAAAAACAATCATCAAAGCATTTCCTATTCTTACAGAACAAAATGTACATACAACCGAAACAATGGTTGAATATGTAAATACTTTAGATAAAAAATCTAAAGCACATGATATGTTTTTAAATAATTTGGAAATTTGCGAAAGAAATCGTAAATTGATGCAATTATCAGAACCAGAATTCAGCGGAAATCTTAGAATGAAAATTATGAGTAGATACGATGAACCAATTACAAAGTTTGAAAAGCAAGAATTCCTTAAATTGGGATTGAAGCATCGTATGTTAGATTCATTTCCAAATGTATTAGACTGGTTACAATCAACATTTTCACATTTATCAAAATTTTAAATTAAGTTATGGCAGACAAAGTAGCACAACCAATTGGAGATAGAGTTCTCCTAAAAGAAGTAGAACAACAAAACGATAGAACCGCAGGTGGTATCATCATTCCAGAAAGTGCAAAATTGGAAGATGTAAAACGTGCAGATGTTATCAAAGTAGGACCTGGTATTTACACACAAAGTGGAGTATTAATTCCAATGACAGTAAAAGAAGGTGATGAAGTAATTTTACCACCATACCATCAGGGGCAAGAGGTAAAAATCAATGGAGAAAAATATACCTTATTGAGAGAATCAGAAATCTTAATGGTATTAAAATAATTTTTAAATTAAAACATGGAGAAAAACTATGAAGTGTATTAAAGTGATTAAAGCAGCAAAATCCTATGAATTAGGTGATATCCGTAGAGTAGATAATGCAGAAGCGGATGTTAAAGTGAGTACTGGATATTGGGCATTTTGTCCAAAATCAGAATGGAAAGCAGCAACTCGTAAACCAAAGAACGACCAAGCTACCGACCAAGCTACCGACCAGGTTGAAAGAGTTAAATCAAAAAAACAATTAAAGAAACAAAAAGCTGAAGCATAATGGAAGCAGTAGATACATTAACCAAATATGGCCAATCGTATCAATCTAAAGTTGTAGCTTCTCTTATATCAGATGTAAAGTTCTTAGAACAGGTAACTGAAATAACTAAACCAGCTTTTTTTGAATCACAAGCCAACCAATGGATTATTGGAGAAGTTCAAAACTACTTCAATGAATTCCGTACAATTCCTACTATGGAAGTGTTTAAGATAAAGGTGGGCGAAGTTGAGGA